TCGAAGCGGGCGAACCGTGGATGCCAATTCCGAAACCAGATATGTATGTCAAACCGAAGAGGTGGACGGTGAAGTGGGATGATGATGCTAGCTTTTTTGCTTTATACGATTCAACTAAGATTACTTATTACTTGCCAATGTTGTTCAGCAAACATGCCGAAGCCGCCCAACGTATCGCAGACATCTACAACGAGGTGATACCATGAGCATGACAAAGCGATATTTGCACGTAATTGAAGAACAAACAAAACGCAAAAAATATACTTACGAATGGTGGGAAGATGAAGCACACTACGCAGCACAAGATGATCCGTTTAGATTTGGAGTCGCACAAAACCTTATTACAGGACGCAAAGAAGGACGGACGGAGCACGCAGAAGCAGCTCCAACATTGGTGCAAGACGTACATACGAACATTCATACAGGGCAAGAAAAATGATTTTCCGAGAGACCAAGCAGACGTTCACGAGTAGCAGCGGCGCGGCGTACAAGCTCGCTGATCTTATGAACCAAATGATGCACACGGATGAACCCGAAGTTGTCGCGATGTTTGAAGATGCGATTGAAGAAGCGGGCGAGAACTTCCGTGATTATATTGTGCAGGCAATGGACATCGCGGCAAATCTCAAGATGTCAGCGGAGGCAATCAAGCTGGAGATACAACGCTTGCAATCATTGCTAACTGAACGTAATACAAGGGCAGAGCGGCTTGAGAACGCTGTTAAACGTCACATGGAGATGGTAGAGTTAAAGGAAATTGTGACCGATCTCTACACGCTCAAACTACGCAAGAACCCACCAAAGGTAGAGATATTGGAAGAGGTGGTAGTGCCTAGCGAGTACAAGGTAGAAAAGGTATCATTTACGATAGACAAGAAAGCAATTGCCGATGCGCTCAAGAACGGCGTACCGGTGGACGGGGCAAGGTTAATTAACACAACACGACTGGAGGTAAAATGAGCAACGCGATAATCGATGCGTATCAAGCGCTCGAAAAATTGCAAAATGACCTGCTTATGCAATTAGATCAGGTCAAACACGCAATGGCAGCATTAAGGCCGCCCACAAAGAGCAAGGCGAGCAAGGTGGCTATTGTAACGGACAACGCAGAGGCAAAGAAGATTATCGAGCAAGGCGGCGGATTGGCCTTGTGGGTTGATCTAAAGCGCAGGGCACGAGGCCGCGCGCTAATGAACTGCCAGACGGAAAAGTCACACTACTCGATTAGACTCTTTGACTATGGCAACTTGACACGCAAAAAGTATCCTAGTTCGCGCGAAGTTGCACGATACAGCAACAAAGAAGAAGCGTACCAGATGCGCGATCAACTAACTGCTATAATGGAGGGACGATGACACAGGCACTTACAGCGACTAATACGGCGGTCGCAGCATCTATCAGTGAATCGCAGGCGGCAGCGTTGTTTGAGACGCTGGTAGTTAACGGCGATCTATCGGCTATGTCGCAGGAACAGCGCATACAATACTACAAGCTGGTATGTGAGCGCGTGGGATTAGACCCATACCAAAAGCCATTTGATCTTATCAAGCTATCGGGCAAGCTCACTTTGTACGCAAACAAGACGTGCACGGCACAACTAACGTCCATCCGCGGTCTTCGCGTGGCAATTGTAGCTCGCGAGGTTATCGGCGATCAGTATGTAGTAACCGCGCGATGCGAGACACCAACGGGCAGCTATTCCGAGGACATAGGAGCTGTTACAATTGGCGGTATGCGCGGCGATGCGGCAAGCAATGCGATGAAGAAAGCAGCAACACAGGCAAAGCGACGCGCTATTTTGAGCGCATGCGGTCTCGGTATGCTGGACGAAGAGGAAGTTGTGCAAGTGCAGGGCGCGGAACGCATCGAATTGCCGCCTATAAAGCCCGCTACGACGTCAGAGCAGGACGAAGCTATAACGGAGTGGTTATCGGCTATTGACGCCGCTACGGGGCCAGAAGAGCTAACGGCGATTGTGATGCAAATCAAGAGCGTAGACGAAGGCATTAAAGCACCGATCCGCGAATACGTAGCACGACGTGCCAAAGAGCTGGATTTGGTTTGGAGTAAGGGCGCATATACGGAGGTGCAGCGATGAGAAAGCTACAAACCTGGAAGCATCCTAATGGATATTGGGCGGTGGTAGATATGGACGCGGACATTTGCGTTGGTGATTGCCTTCCTACTCAAGAGATAGCGTATGCACTCAAGAAGATGCTAGACGAAGAATTCAAGTATTGTGAAAACGATCACCCAGCAATAGTAATGCTGGAAAAATTAACCTATAAGCCAACGGAAGGGAAGCAGTAATGGGTATCAGATCATTCTTACGGCGCTGGCTCGGAATTGAGTCGGTAGAAAAGACGGTAAAAAAGACGGTAAAAAAGACGGCAGGCAGAGCGTACCAGCAGCCGGTATTGGTACGATTGCCATTTGAACAAGTACCGTATCAGCATAACAGCACATACAAGCGCTTTGCGAAGACAGTAGCTGATTTCTACACAAAGTGCGGTGGATACAGCAACATACAACAGAGTGAGCGGACTTTTGGGGATACGATTAACTGGTGCAGGGTCGCCAGCCGCGGGAATGAATGGCGTATATATATCAAGGATTGCAAGATTCGTAAGGATAATGAGCATTTGGCGTATAGCAAAGTATTCTCAACGCGGGATAAAGCACTATCATTTCAAAAGCAGTTTATCGCTTACCATGAGCGAATGAAAGCAAAGGCCGCAAAGAGCGGTCTGAATTACAACTAACAGAGCAGGGAATGCCCCTGCGATGTCGGGTGTGCAAGTACCACGACGTGGTATAGGTTTGGAACAGGGGCGGAGGTTGGGAAGCCAAAGCCCCTACTTTTAACACAAGGAGTAAACAATGCACGATAACAACCACGGCACATGCAGAACATGCAGCCGATTGAAAGAATACGAGCGCGATCAGTTGAGCTACGAAGGATTCTATACCATCTCCGTACCATACGCATTCTGCGACGTGTTAGAGATTGAACTGGACGATCCAGACGGCTTTTACTGCGCTAACTACAAGCCGCACAAAGGGGGCAAGCATGAGCAAGCATAGCGACATCGACCTAGCACGCTTCGCCGCCGATGCTATGGTACTAATCCTGTTCTTTGTGGCTCTTACCTGCATCGTAGCTTTTGCATGCATGCTGTACTTCTTTCTATGGCTTGTGGGGATCGTATGAAGCAGCGCATAGAGCGAGTCAGCATAAGCGGCAAGGTAGTAGCTATCAGAGCATCGGTGCAAGCGCAACGCGGCGGTAGATACCGTAAGCAGTTTATAGTAAACGATGCTATCAACGAACAGGATGCAATAGCGGCAGCAAAGGATTATATTGCGCTTATACTGGAGCGACTATCAAACATGCCAGCAGAACGTGAGATAGTCAAGATAGTAGAAGAGATAGTAGACCAAGCAAAGCTCAAAGATGCACACAACACAAAGGTGCGCGGGGCGGTAGGCAAAGACGTATCAGCGGTGCTTGCACGTTATCCTCTGTCTACCACAGTATTCGGCTATGAAAACAGCTTGGGCGAATGGGTAAAATAAAAAGAGCCGCCAGATTTTCGTCCGACGGCTCACGGAGGGAGCAAGGAGTCACGCACTCACTTACAAGGGGTAAACGAATATAGGGCATAACATGTACCAAGAACAAACAGACCCGGATTTCGTTATCCACTGCGTAGCTAGGTTCGATGACGATCAGCTTGTAGAATGGCATGAACGTGCCGGTATCTACGAATACGAAGCAAACATGAGCAGAGATGCAGCGGAATACAAAGCCGCATGCGATATACTATCACAAATAGCGCAGAAGATGCGCAAGAAGGGCACAAGATGAGTAGCGACGCAATCAACATCACGGGCGAGCTGATCCACATTGGGCAGACGCAGCAGGTAAAAGACACATTCCAGAAGCGATCTTTCGTAGTCAAGACGCAATCGGAATACCCGCAGGAACTGGAGTGCCAGTTTACGCAAGACAAGTGCAAGGAGCTAGACCGCTTCAAGGTTGGCGATACCGTTACGGCGCGCGTCAACTTGCGCGGACGCGGTTACAACAAGCGCGAAGGCGGTATGGGGTGGTTTACATCGCTCGATTGCTGGAAGATCGACAAGCTAGGCGAAGGCGCACCGGCAAGCAAGGCAGCGGTTATTGCTGAACCTACTGATCTTCCCTTTTGAGTATGAAGAGGGCAGCAAAGGTGGACATAAACCAGAAAGAGATAGTAGCATACCTTCGCAAGATTGGGGCATCAGTCGCTGTTATGAGCGCAGTAGGGCAGGGATTCCCTGATCTTGTGGTAGGATGGCGCGGGCGCAATTACATGATCGAAGTAAAGCAGGCCAAAGGCAAGCTAACAGAAGATCAGTACGAGTTTGCAGCGCATTGGAGAGGGCAGTATGGCGTTGCACGGTCGATAGATGATGCGTGCAACATAATCGGAGCGGATCTACCACGAATTAACGTGTTGAAGGAAGACTGATGAGCAAGTGGGATGCAAGATTTATGCAGTTAGCGCAGCTGGTAGCGACTTGGAGCAAAGATCCTAGCACGAAGGTAGGTGCGGTAATAGTCGATGCAGACCGCAGGATCGTCTCATGCGGCTATAACGGAGCACCAAAGGGATGTATAGAGCCCTCCGGCTTCTCACGAGAACAAAAGCTATACCGCACTATCCACGCCGAGGCCAATGCCCTGCACTTCGCAGGTGACGTCAGAGGATGCACGATATACATAACGGCTGCCCCGTGCGCTAACTGCGCAGGACACATAATCCAGCGGGGCATTACGAAAGTAATCTATATCAAGCCAGACAACGAATATGCGGATCGCTGGCACGACTCAATCAAACAAGGTTGGCTGATGTTTGCAGAAGCTGGCATTTCAACACAAGAAGTATAACGGAGGACACATGGACGCAATCGACAGGGGGCTAGCGATCAGCTTGGTGCTGCTAGTAATGTATATCGCACTTGAGATATACGTACATAATAGGAGGGTCGATGACTGATTACCCGAACTGGTTTGACTCGGTAGCACGAGCAAACTTTACAGAGTTTTTGCTGCCAGAAGCAAGCCGCGATAACTACCAAGCATTGCAAATCGGCGCATTTGTAGGGCACGCGAGCGATTGGCTGCTACGGTATGTGCTAACAGGTAACAAAGTGATGCTGTACGACGTGGACACATGGCAGGGCAGCGACGAAGCAGAGCACGAGCTGTTTGATTGGCAAGACGTTTTCGACACGTACCTATCGCGCATCGGGCTGCGGGCATACACAAAGTGCCGATACTTCCGTATGACGTCAGATAGGTTCTTCAATAGCTATGCCAACATGCTAGATCGCAATCAGTTTGACTTTATCTACATTGATGGCGATCATACGGCAGATCAGGTATGGAAAGACGGGGCAAAGGGCTGGAAGTATCTCAAGCAGGGCGGCATCCTTGCTTTTGATGACTACCAATGGGATGCAGGCAAGGGAACGGCACATAATCCAAAGCAGGGGATTGACACGTTCCTAGAAGTGCATGACGGCGAATACGAGGTACTTGCAAAGAACTGGCAAGTCTGGCTGCGGAAGCTCAAATAATCATTTACAGGGGTAACATGAACTGCATAGAATGCAACAAACCAGCACAAGAACAGCACCACGTTATACCAAAGTCGCTCGGAGGAAATGCGACTGTACCGTTATGCAATGCTTGCCATGCTAGAGTCCATGGTTTAGGAGGTAGCCGACGTGACAATCATAAGCTGCTAACAAGACTTGGATTAATACGTAGAAATGAGGCATATAAATCGCGTATTGCAGCCGTAGCATATTTGTATTTGTCGGGTCAACTACCAGCCAAAAAGAAAGACTGGCCTGATATGGTTAATGAGTTTGCCAGTCTTGAAAAAGGCATAGACGCTATGTCTTACGTGTCGGTAACTAAATACCACAAGTTTATTTGTGAATTGGTAAAAAACGACAGCATTGAAATGTTGTTGGATTGCTTTGATATGAACGACAATCTAGACGTAACTCTTATGATGTCAATAGCTACTGCATATAATAACTATATGGGTTATGATGCACTTGATAAAGACAAATATCCAGACTATACATGCAGAGCATGGCCTGAACTAACAGGTGGATAACGCACACAACGAAATATCATCCAATTATGGCGGATGTGCCATAGATTGCTAATACCTAAAAAAATGATAAACAACAAAAACAATACGACCCAGACGCTAGAAGATTTCCATATTCGAGAGGATATGGACGGTTATATCATGACCGAGGTAGATCAGCTAACGTCTGGGTTAGCTTTTTATGGTATGGAAAACTCATGGATTAAGCTCCATCGTAAGATATTAGAGAACTGGGTATTTAAGCAAAGGCCAGAATATCTAAAGATTTGGGTCTATATTTTAATAGCTGCGAACTGGAAACCAAGCAAAGCGTTAGTCAATGGTCAGTTTGTGACAATCGATCGCGGTGAGATGCTAACAAGCTACCGATCGCTAGCAGAAGGGGCAGGAACTACGGTGCAAATCGTAAAAACCTTTCTCAAGTACGCAGAAAATGACGGCATGATTAGCGTCAAAAGCAACACAGCAGCAACACGCCTTAAGATATTGAATTACGAAGACTTACAAGGACGTGAAAACAACGATCAACACACGCCTAACACACGGTTAACACACGATCAACACACGCCTAACACTATCATAAGAAGTAAAGAATATAAAGAAGGTAAGAAAGAAAGAATAGAAGAAGAAGATAAAGATAGTGTGAGTATGCGCTCGCGCGCATTCACGCGCCCAAGTTGTCAAGAAATCCTTGACTACTTCCAAGAGCTAGGCAGCACGCAGGAAGAAGCAAACAAATTCTACGACCATTACACAGCCAACGGCTGGAAGGTGGGCAAGAACGCTATGAAGGATTGGAAAGCAACAGCGCGGAACTGGAACAGGAACAAAGGCAAGTTTGGCAAAGAAGCTGATCCGCAGATTGCGATCCGCACAAAGCCCGCAGGATTACCGAAGCAGGTGGTCGAATTGTACCAAAAAGAGCTACCATCAGAAATTGAAATAGAGCGCATGAAAGCTTTGTACCTGTCCAAAGTATCAAACAACGAATAAAAACGCGTCTACGGGGCTGGAAACGGCCTGCAAACAACTATTAACCATTACTTAACAGCTCAAAAACAACACGGAGGGTAAATATGAGGCGGTATAGAAAGCTAAACGAGGTTCTCGCAATGTCCGACACCATCCTAAAATACTTTGACGTGCACCGGTCACGGTTCGTAACATGGGCACGTAAACAGCCCGACTTATTTCCAGAAGTAGGCAAGCGCGCGATGTATGACTACCTATTCATCGCAATCAACAGGCACATGATACCAGCCAACACCACAGACACGCAACAAGCACTCAAAATCATCAAACAAAAACTAGCAATGAGACCAAACACGCAAAACCCAGCTATCCTAAACCTTATTGACCAATTCTGCAAGCTCTATAACTGCACATGGGAGCAGCTTGTAGCGCAATCCCGATTCCATTGGGTCGTAGAATGCCGCTACCTGCTCATGTACTTCCTGTTCACGAAGTACAGACTATCTAACTCATTGATAGCGCGGCTATTTAACAAGCACCACTCGTCAGTTATCCACGCGCTGCGTAACATGCGCAACCAGATCGAGACGGATGCTAACTTCCGTGAATACGTGGAACGCATGGAAACGCTGCTAGATATTAACTTTACCGTGCAAGTGGAAGAGATAAAGTAGTTATTTGGCACATTTTGAAACTAGCGAAAGGCCCAAAATATGGCACGACCAAGAATAGAATTAGACGAAGACTTGATATATCAGATGGCAAAAGAGGGATGCTCGGTAGATGATATTGCCACCGAGTTTGCCTGCTCGGATCAAACCATCTACAACAAATACTACGAAGTCTGGAAAGCAGGACAAGCAGCCGGACGGCGTGCGCTCCATCGTAGGCAGTTTGAAAAAGCAATGGACGGCGATTCTGGAATGCTGCGCTGGTTAGGTGCTAACAGGTTGGGCCAATCTGACAAGGTGCACCAAACTAACGGCGTACAAGAGATCGAAGTAGTAATCCGCAAACCCTTGAAAGCATACAATGGCGAAATTGGAGATAGCCGACCCGCTACCAGCGCAGATAGACTTCTGGAGCAATCCGGCGAGGCATAGGGGATTCATTGGCGGTATCGGATCAGGTAAGACGCTTGCGGGCTGCGTAGAGGTTCTACGGCAGCCTGCGGGCACGTATGGCACTATCCTAGCACCAACGTACCCA